AAAGAGAGGGGAAGGAAAGGGAACGTAGGGGATTCTTGGCAGGAGGTAGGGCAGGGGCAGGTAGGGCAGCAAGCCTGACATCGACTGCAGCGCAGCGCATCTTAGCAAATCAGAGGTAGGGCAGCTACCCCACCTAGGTAGGGCAGCTCCTGCGGTACTGATACGCCCTGCCCCCCCCTGTGCTGACGCGGTAGCGCTTATAACCGAGCCGCTTGAGCACATCGGCCACCTGCATCTGGTCCTGCCTGCTTTGGCGCTCAACGGGCTTTTTGATGGCATCTGTGAGTAATTTTTCAGTGGTTATGTCATCCATTGGATGCTTCTTTAACCAGGATTCAATTTCAGCTTGCCAAGGATTATCTACGACGTAAGATTCGTTCTCGCTTGCAAGCAGGCGCTCCATCTCAGCAGGCAGGCGACTGGTTTCACCTTTGCGATATTCAGCAACAGCAGCAGACCAGATTGCGTCGCGCTCCAGCAACAGCGAAGCGGTATCAATCTGGTCGTGCTGTGTCTTGGTTGTAGGGATCACCCAGAAACGGCGGTTACCTGTTTCATCCACCAAAAAACCGGTTGTTCGATTAGTAGTGCCGACAATAATTCCGCGCCGTGGGAATGCTTCAGTTGACTTACCATATGGCACGCGGAACATATCAACAGCCTGCGATAAAAAGGCTTTGACTTGACCAGCGTGCTTGCGATTGGTCACATGGTCAAGTTCTGCCCACTCCATAATCCACGAGCGGTGCAGCACCATCAGATCATCTTTGGAGCTGATATCACCTAACGCATCTGAGAAAAACTCACCAGCTAAGCAATTCCAGAACGAGGACTTGTAGGCGCCTTGATCGCCCATGATGACGCAGGCGGTGTCATGCTTGCAGCCGGGGTTGTAGGCACGGGCAACAGCACCGATGAGGGTGCGTTTCATCATCTCGTCGTAGATGGTGCCAGGCGTATCACCGACGCGCAGGTAGGCAGACGCCAGTGCTTCGATGTAGGCAGGCTCTACAGTTGCTGCTACACGGTCGAGATATTCGACCACGGGGTCATAGGGCGACTCGTGCGCTACCTGGACGATGCAGTCAAGGGCTATTTCCTTGGATACCTTGTAGCCCATCTGCGCAAGAGTGAGGTAAAACCGCTCGGCACCTTCAATAGCGGTGCCGTCTACTTCAATGCGTTGAGTGAATGTGTTGTAGCGGTAAACGCTGCCGCCATCGCGCAAAAAGGCCAGTAATTCTGCAGCATTCATCGGCTGCAACTGCGCTAGCGGTGCAGCAGCAGCAGGCTCAGGCTTGGGCTTGCCGGCACGGGCAGCCGCCCGGGGTTCTATTGCTTCACGACTACGCCAGCCGTCTTTCTTGGCTAGCTGACCGAGAGTGCCGAGGGTGATACCACCATCAGGCTTGAAGCCACGCCATTTGTGTTCGCAGTCTCCGGGTTTGAACTTGGACGATTGTGCTGACCATGTGATCCAGTCCTGCAGCAGGCTGTCATCTGCAAGGCTGTGTAAAGCCATGCCTACTTCCAGCCATTCGTCGTAGTCATCAGCGCGAGCAGGTGATAGCGCTTCGAGGTACGACCGTGCTCTGGCGGCATCTGCATCACCGGTAACCAACAGCAATGTTGGTGTGGCCTGCACCGTATGCCGCAGCATCCGTGCAATCAGATCCGCTGGCGCGTCGGCAATGGGCAAGTCTGACGGCGATCGGCCTGGCAGCCAGGCATAGCCGCTAGTGAGTGGGTGAGCACCCGCTACAACGGACTGGCAACCATCCCAGCGGAGTTCAACCTGCTCGGGTTTGCCTTCGGTGTCGATCACGCCAGTCTTGTATTTGCGCGTGCGGATTTCAGACCAGTATTGCTTTGGAACTTGATAGATGACCTGAAACCGGCCATCGCGGCCTGAGGTGACAGTCCAGCTATGGGGCAACGAGGACACTGGCATTCCCCATGACTCCAGCATCTGCGATGCGGACTTGCCGTCATGGTCAAGGAACAGCAGACCACCTGACGGCGTACCGCAGCAAACGCCAATGGCGCGGGCACGACCTGCCTTTAGCTCCTTGCCAAGTTCAGCGCGTGTGATGTGGTTTTTCTGCCAGCCGTCCATGTATGGCCGCTTCTGGCCGTCCACTGCCACATAGGACCAATGGCGCGGTAATGCAGCAAGTTGCTGCAGCAGCGTGCTGCTCATCGGTTAGCAGGCAGCACATTGTCAAGTTGCAGCCGAAGCGCTTGCTCCAACAGCAGCCGGATGGCGGTAGCACGATTCATGCGATCACCACGCCAAGAGTCAAGGCGCTGCAGCAGGTCTGGGCTAAGGCGTATATGGGTTGGATGGGCAAGGCGCACGGATTCTGGCGGGATGCTTGCACAGCGTAGCAGCGGGTGCTACGGTTGCAAGGCCTGCCATATGCCATGACCTACCAAGACTTCCTAGACCAGAAAACCCACGAAGGCGCCGCCCATGGCTTTGAGCCGATTTGGATGCCACCCCAGTTGTTTGACTTTCAACAGTCGCTGGTGACATGGGCGATCCGCAAGGGTCGCGCTGCAATCTTTGCTGATTGCGGACTGGGTAAAACCGCCATGCAGCTCACTTGGGCTGAAAACGTGACGCGGCACGCCAACAAGCCGGTGCTGATCTTGACGCCACTGGCGGTTGCAGCTCAAACCATCCGCGAGGGTGAGAAGTTCGGCATTGAGTGTTACCGCAGCAGTAATGGCACTGTTCCGGGCCGCATCGTGATCACCAACTACGAGCGATTGGAACACTTCAATTCTGCAGACTTTGCCGGTGTGGTGTGCGACGAGTCCAGCATCCTGAAATCATTTGATGGTGCTCGCCGCAACGAGATCACGGATTTTATGCGCAAGGTGCCTTACCGATTGCTGGCTACTGCCACAGCTGCGCCTAATGACTTCATTGAGCTGGGCACCAGCTCAGAGGCTTTGGGATATATGGGCCACATGGACATGCTGGCGCGGTTCTTCAAGAACGACCAGAGCAACCTAACTAGCCGGAGGATGTACGGCGAGGCCCCCAAATGGCGCTTTAAGGGTCACGCTCAACAACCCTTTTGGCGTTGGGTGACGAGCTGGGCTAGGGCTTGCCGTCAGCCGTCAGACCTTGGGTTTGAAGATGGCCGATTTATCCTGCCGCCACTGAATGAGATTGATCATTTGATCGAAACCAACACAGTGCCCGAGGGGATGCTGTTTGCCATGCCAGCTACTGACCTACGGGAACAGCGGGCGGAGAAGAAGCGCACTGTGCAAGAACGATGCGAGCAGGTTGCAGCGATGGTGACCAGCACTGGCGAGAGTGCGCTGGTGTGGTGCCACCTGAACGAAGAAGGCAATCTACTGGAGCAGCTGATTCCCGATGCAGTTCAAGTATCTGGGTCAGACCGCGATGATCTGAAAGAACAGCGGTTGATTGACTTTGCCGAAGGTCAATCACGGGTGTTGATCACCAAGCCCAAGATCGGGGCATGGGGGCTGAACTTTCAACGGTGCAGCCATATCACCTATTTTCCATCGCACAGTTTTGAGCAGTATTACCAGTCAGTGCGGCGCTGCTGGCGATTTGGCCAAGACAAGCCTGTAACGGTAGACATTGTTCTTACCGAAGGCGAGCGGCGCATTATGGAAAACCTGCATCGCAAGCGGCAGCAGGCTGAACAAATGTTTAGCAACCTTGTTGCTGAAATGAATCACTCGCTGGACATCCAGCGCAAAGAGTACAACACCAGTCCTATCGAGCTTCCATCATGGCTGTGATCACTGACCGCTATGCGATTTACAACGGTGACTGCATTGAGGTGATGCAGGGGTTGCCGTCAGAATCCATTCACTTTTCTATCTATTCACCGCCATTTGCTGGCTTGTATGTCTACAGTTCAAACGAACGTGACATTAGCAACTGCAAAGACTACGACCAGTTCATGATTCATTACGGCTATGTGGTCAAAGATCTGCACCGCTTGACTTTGCCAGGCCGCCTGACCGCCGTGCATTGCACAGACATTCCAACTGGCAACAGCGGACAGGATGCGCTGCTGGACTTGCCCGGCAAGATCATTGAGCTGCATCAACAACATGGCTGGCATTATGCGGCACGACACACGATTTGGAAAGAGCCTTTATGGGTTCGCAACCGAACTATGGTAAAAAATCTAGCGCATAAAACGATTGTTGATGATGCTGCTTATGCAGGTGTTGCCTCCGCCGACTACCTGCTGATCTTCCGCCGCAGCGGCACGAATCCCATCCCGATCGCCAACCCTACCGGCCTTGATCACTACGCGGGAGAGTGTCCGATTCCGCAAGAACTGCACAAGTACCGTAACTGGAAAGGCAAGCAAACTGAGAATCGTTTTAGCCATTGGATCTGGCGGCGATATGCCTCGTCGATATGGGACGACATCACCATGGGGCGCGTCCTGCCGTTTCGTGATGGCAAGGATCCCGACGATGAAAAACACGTCCACCCATTGCAGCTTGATGTGATTGACCGTGCCGTGTGCCTGCGATCGAATCCTGGTGAAACAGTGCTGACCCCATTTATGGGTGTTGGCAGCGAGGTTTATGGCGCCGTGGCACTGGGCCGCCGTGGCATTGGCATTGAGCTAAAAAAGTCCTACTACAAGCAAGCCATTAAGAATATGAAGATTGCTGTAGAGCAGACGCGAGAACCTGACCAGTCAACGTTGATCAACCTTGATGAGTTTTGAGCCATGCAATTAAGACCCTACCAGCAGCAGCTCATCACCGACATCCGCCTGCAGTATCAGCTAGGCCATAAGCGCGTCCTAGCGGTGCTCAGCACCGGCGGCGGCAAGACAATTTGCTTCACCCATATCGCCCAGCAGGCCGCCAAAAAGGGCAACCGCGTCTGCGTGCTGGTCCACCGGCAGGAGCTGCTTGACCAAGCCAGCCGCACCATGCCGATGCCGCATGGTTGCATTCGTGCTAACCGCAGCATGGACCTAAGCCATGCGGTGCAGATTGCTTCAGTGCAGACGCTAGCCCGCAGGCTGCACCTAATACCGCCGGAGTTCTTCCAGCTACTCATCGTGGATGAGGCGCACCACACCAATGCCGGCACATGGCGCAAGGTGATCGAGCACTTCCAGCGAGCGCATCTATTAGGCGTCACGGCCACCCCATGCCGCACTGATGGCCGCGGCCTTAACGAGTGGTATCAGACCATGGTGCAGGGACCATCAGCGCAGTGGTTAACCGATAACGGCTTCCTGGCTCAGTCCAAGGTGCTGGCACCACCAGGCTTCGATGCCAAAGGCCTGCGCAAGAAAATGGGCGACTATGACACCAAAGAGGCTGAGCAGCGCGTCGGCACCATCATGGGTGACATCGTTGGTCATTACCGCCGGCACCTTGACGGCCAGACGGCGATCGCCTTCTGCTGCAGCGTGGCACATGCCGAGGCTGTGGCGGCATTATTCACCAGCCATGGCATTGCGGCGGGCAGCATTGATGGTACCATGTCGGGCGAGCAGCGCAGCGACCTGCTGCAGGCGCTCGGCACCGGCAGGCTCAAGGTACTGACCAGTTGCGCACTGATTGGCGAGGGCGTGGATGTGCCCAGCGTCGGTGGCTGCATTTTGCTCAGGCCTACACAGTCCGAGGCATTGCATTTGCAGATGATCGGTCGATGCCTGCGGCCATCTGGCAGCAAGGTGGCTGTGGTACTGGATCATGTTGGTAATACGCTCCGACTTGGCCACCACTTAGAGCAACGCGACTGGACCCTTGACGGCCTTAAAAAGCGTGATCGTGATCAGGCACCAAGCGTCAAGGTATGCCCGGTTTGCTACAGCACCAGCATGAGCGCTGCGCAGGTATGCCGCGACTGCGGGCATGTGTTTGCACCACAGGAGGCCAGGGAGCTGAAGCAGGTTGATGGGGAGTTGCAGGAGGTCAAAACCACCGCCCGCGAAAAACGCCGCGAGCAGGGCAGTGCTCAAAGCCTGCAAGAGCTGATCCAGCTTGGTCAGAGCAGGGGATATAAAAATGCCGTAGCGTGGGCAAAACACGTTATGTATGCCCGGTCGCTCAGGGGACGCTAGCGAGCAGCAGATCCAGCAACAGATCCGCATCGCCTGCAGCACCGGCAACACACGCCTGTTCCGGAACAACACCGGCACGCTGCGTGACCAGCATGGCAGGCCGGTTTCTTTCGGGCTCTGCAAAGGCAGCGCTGACCTGATCGGCTGGAAGCGCGTCACCGTGACCGAGAACATGGTGGGCAGCACGGTGGCGGTGTTCACCAGCATCGAGGTCAAGACCTCAACCGGCAGGCTCAAGCCTGAGCAGCAGCAGTGGCTCGATGCAGTCCAGGCCGCTGGTGGCATTGCTGGCGTGGCACGGTCGGTCGAGGATGCCCAGTCATTGTTGCAGAGTGTGACTGCACAGGGTTGACCACGGCTGAGCATGGTGTAGGATGACGGAGTACCAGACAGATCCCACCCATGACCGTCACCACTTTTCGCAGCTCCTATGGTTCTTACAACGTGACCCGCGCCGTGCTGGCTTGTCAGCCTGAGATCAGCGCCGAGGGTACCACCACCCAGAGCGTGCTGATCTTTGAAACAACTGACCAGCAAGAAGCTGTCAGCATTGTTGGCAAGACTCTGTTCCTGCAAGCTGATGGCCGCACCTTTGAGGCCAGCTACGACGGTCAGCGCCGCACCTCCCTCAAGCCTTCCGCCCGCAAACAATACGCAAGCGCGCTCAAGCAAGGTTATAGCCCCGACATCGAGCTGATCTACTAGTCCCCACGCGGCCAGCCGGAGCCGCACCCAATCCGGCATGAAAAAAGGCGGCCACACCAGCCGCCCATCAATCTCACCCACATTCATTCTATGAACGACTCCGACATCTATTGGACCTTTGTGACCGCCAGCAAGTATGCAGGCAGTTTCTATAAGGCATTGGCCCATGCTGGCCTTGCTGCTGACCCCGGCAACAAACAACGACTGCTGACGGCATTCCCTGAGTTTGCCGCTACCTATGGCCCCGCCAGCCGGTTGCA